CCAATTTGCCCCTTATATTCAGCAACTTGGGTATTTGATTCAATATCAATTACATGGAAGGCCGAATAATCTTTACCATCACCACGAGCAACATCAGCTACAACCATATATGTTCTAGAATAATCAGCGGGTTCCCAAACCCATAAGTTTTGGTCAGCTCCACGTTTTTCTAAAGGTTCTTTAACATATGTTTGTTCGTAAAAATCTATATATTCGGGATAAAAAACAATATCACCTGAGGTGCTAAAATCACAGTCACATTCTTGTGCTGCCATTCTAGGGTCACCTAACAATTCATCTTGTCTATCTCTCCATGCTTGGTCACGTTCAGGGTGTACAAACCAAGGTAATTTAATAGGTAAAAAATCATTTTCACCATTTTCAGCTCTAATCCATGTTTGGTGGAACCAGTTACCGGTACCATAAGGAGTAGATAAAGCAATACACCCACCACCAGTAGCAAGTGTTTGTTGAGCTGAGGCCCAAATCTCACCAATATTTTCAATAAAAGCGGCCTCATCAATTAATAGAAGAGAAACGGCTTCCGATCTACCGGCATCACTTGAGGCCGATGTTGCTTTGATTTGGGAACCATTATTTAACCTTAGTGTTAATTTATTATCTTCGTCTGCAGGGATTTGAAGCCAGGAGGGTAAGTTATGATACATAAACTTAACCTTTGTAACCATGTTTTTAGCTGTTTCCTGTTTTGTCGCAATACAGAGTACGTTTTTATCTTGATGGAATAGCATTAACCATAAAGAATAACCTGCACCTAAGGTTGAGATACCTAACTGGCGGGATTTTAATACTACGGAATATGGATTATCTCTAAATAAAGTGAGTACCTTTTCTTGAAAGGGGTAAAGGTTAAATTGGATTCTACCTCGTTGTGGGTGTTGGATAAAGCAATACTTTTTCATAAAGTGTGCAGGATCCTGTGCACATTTAAGATATTCTTGCCTAATTATCTGTTTTAAATCCTGATTAGCCATTATTTTCCAATTTTCCAGTACATACGGCCTGATATAACTGGTTGGAAATCTTGATTAACACCTATTCCAAAACCGTATGCTTGTTTATTTTTATTTCTGTATAACAATTCACCACCTAAGTAGTTAATTTGATTTGTTCGGCCTGATAATCCTAACCCCCAATAAAATTCTCGTTGGTTAAGATAAATTTTTTCTTTAATTGTAGTTCTAGGATAAGTAAAATTATATTTTAAATATCTTCCCATAATTTGATTTTGGGAAATTGTGTCTGTAATAGTAATATCTAGGCTATCTAATACTTGCTTATCTTCATAAGTTTTAATAGCATAATAATCAGCTAAAATTGCTGCTGTATCAATAGGCATTGTAATAGTATCAATGTCTATTTTTGTAACATATTTAATTTTAGGTACGTAAACCGGTACCTCTTTTTCAATAGTTACATACTCAACAATTGTGTCTCTTATAACTTGAGGCTCAGAAGGTTTAACATTACCCGAGCAACTTCTCATTAAAAGAATAACTATAACTAATACTACAATAAGTAGTGTTTGGATATTTTTAAAGAGCTCTTTCAAGTTTTTTCTTTTCAGCTGTTAAACTCTTCAGCTCATCTTTAATTTTTTCCTTTTTATCACCTTCAGTTTCTTTATAAGCTTTAGCTAGATCTTTCATCTTAGCTGTAAGTTTTTGAAGTTTAGATGCTGTAGTAGCTACTGAATCTTTTTTCTTAAGGTCTGCAGCTGTAGGTTCTTCGTCTTCGTCTTCAGCTAAAGGAGAGTCTTGAGAAGCTTTAGTAAGAGCATCCACTTTAGATTTAGTATTATCTAATTCCTTACCTAAATCTTGTTGGGCTTTAATATCAGCCGGATCTGCTTCAGATAGTTGTTTAGATAACTCGATAGTTTTTTCTAATTCTTTATTAAGATCTTGTTGTGTTTTAAGATCTTGTTCTCCTGCTTCGGATAATACAGAAATAATCTCTTCGCGAATGTATGATTTAAATTCAGATTTTTTCATTTGAATATTTTTATTATAAATATGTCAAAGATCCATATAGTTTACCATTTGAAAAATTCTATCTTCAGTACTACCCTCTAAAGTATGTAGATTTTTAATTTTGTGTCTATATTTAGTAGATAGCAATTGAATAGTTTCATCAATCATCTTTCTATAATCAACATCAGTTTCTCTAATACCATTATCTTCAATTTCTACTCCTTCAGGTGAAACATAGAAAATGTAATCGTATTCATAAATCATATTAGATGCAAAATCACAAAAGTCTTGTGCCTCAAGATAATTCATTGATTTAGAACACTTTGCAAACGCCATTACATCAATAATAGTACGATCTGTAATGATATTATCTAGCATTAATTCACTAGCTCGTTCTGCTAAGAATACAGCTTGACCTTTAACTGTTGAATCAGTATTCAATGGAATGCCCATTTCCATCAAGTATTTAGAACGTTCTGTTCTAAAATTATAACCTTCAAAATATTTAAGCTCTTTAAGAGCATTAACTAGTGTAGTTTTACCTACACTCATTGTTCCGCATAATCCTATTTTCATATTAAAATGGTAGTTTTGGTGGTTCTGATTGTGAATCCCCTGGTTTTACTCTGTAACTATCGTAATCAAAATGCTTTGTTGATACCTCAAATATAGTAGCTCCTTCTGAGAGAGCCAACATTTGGTGTGGTTGGCCTGGCATTAGGTGAATGCAATCGCCTTCACTAACTATTTGTTCATGTTCTGTAGCTGTTTCAGTATCAATCCATTTGTAAATAAATTGGCCTTTAGAAATATACCAAGCTTCATCTTTCAATAGATGAAAATGCATTGAAAATTGTTTGTTTTGTTTAAACACTAAAAGCTTACCACAATATAGATCATTGTTAATAATCCATAACTCATGACCCCAAGCTTTTTCATGTCGCTCACCTTGGTAAGGTTTAGCTTGAATAGTTAGTTCTCTCATATTAATGTCTTGCGTTCACTCCAGTTTGTTTATACCAAGGAAGACCTTCACGATTGCTTAAAGCTTCTTTGTATGATTCATGGTCATACTCAATACCGTTAAGGTAATAAGCTTTACGATATTCTGATTCTTCTCCTTCAATTGGTGAAATTGCGGGACCATCCCAACTATGGAATTTCCAGTTTTCTTCACCTTTCATTCGAATTAAATGGATATGGGCACCTTTTGAACGAATTGTTTTATATTCGTATAATCTATCTTTTGCCATAATGTTTTTTATTAAAATTGAATATTATCTCCTTGTAAGTTATCCCATTCACAAATGTAATTACCTTTTTCTACTTTACAAAGTTTAGATAAAATATCTTCAGTAACATAAATTCCTTGTGCTCCTGAAACTGTAATACCACGAGCTGAGAGAGCATCACCTACAAAGTGAACATTTGGATAATCAGCTAATGCCAAATTAGAATAATCAACTAATGGTTCAGGTGAAAGATATTTAACTTCAGGTACGTAAACACCCCAATCATCACCTAATGTTGGGAATACTTTTTTCATATCCTCAATAAAATCTTCAATGTAATCGTAGTAGCCCTGGAATGCTTCTTTTACTGTGTCTAGTGATTTAATAGGTAGAGCAGCAATTTTTTCACCTTCACTTGTAATACCTACTTCACGTGAAGGACTATAATACAAACCAGCTTGAAGTTTTGGGGCAAATCGACCTAAACGACCTTGATCTGAGATGATTGAAGTGTTTACTTTATCAACTAATTCACGTGACCATTTAAATGGTTCTTCAATACCCGGAATTTCCATCAAGATGCCAAAATTGGTCATATTGTTACGATGTTCTTCACCTTTTTTAGCGTGACCATTATAGCTAACATCCCCATATGTTTGTTCAACAGCAACATAAGCAGCATTGTTGTTTGTACAGAATGAACGAAGTGAAACACCATTATCGAATTTACGATACAATTTAAAATCGTAGCTAATATCGATTAGCTTTTGGAAGTGGTGTTGAGGGGCTTCAAATCGAACACCAATTTGTACTGGTTTTGGTTCTGTAGGGAATGAATAATCATCTGCTAGTTGTTTACCAAAGTCGATACCTGATTTACCAACACCAAAAATAAGTGTAT